CTTCTGGATTAAACTGAATACGCATATCGGCAATAACATCAGTCATAGCCTCATAGACTTCGGTCTCCTTATCAGTCCTTATCAACTTCTTAAGGATATATGAATACATTTCACTACCTGTTTTTGACATTTTAATCCCCTGAGTAACTGCTAGGGGGAGAAATTAATCTCCCCCCAACAACTATGTTTATGTTAATGATGAATCAGTATCAACAGTAACAACTCCATAATCTTTAGAGTTGAATGTTGCTTTTTGTACACCACCTATAATTCCAGTAGCATAACCTTGTTGATTATCATAATCAAAAGGTTTATCAACCATCTTCAATGCAGCACCAGTAAGTGCAACTGCAACTGATTGACGACCACATAATGTAGCTCTGTAACCACGTCTTCCTGATGCAACAGCAGCACCAGCAGAATTAAACTTCTTAGCTGCCTGTGCAGTTGTAACATATTCGTGTTCAAACAAGATAACACCATCCCATACACCTAATGCTCCTGTAAACAATGGGTTTTTATCTCCACGAATTTGTGCCTCTCGCATAGCTTGAGCCCATACAGAACCACTAGCATTTCTCAAATCGTATGCTTGGTTAGGATGAATAAACATAACATAATAATCCTTACCTTCAATCCTTAAAGGTCTGATTGTAGGACTAGCAAGTTTAGCTTTAACTTTTGCTTGAGAAATCAAAGCAGTCGTTAAGATTTTACTTGATGTCAATGCTGCCAATGAAGAAGCTGCACATAAGTATCGTGTAGCGTCTGCTTCAGGGTTAGCACCAGTGTTAGACCATGCAGCACGAGCAGAATAAACTACACTGTTTGTGTCTGTAAGGTCAGTTGAATTAAGACCACCCATTTTCATAAAGATTTGTCTTTCAAGGAACTCTTGAGCCCAGATTGACAACTTATTCTTAGCGTCTTTACGCATATCATAAGCAACCTTTTGTTCATCTAATTTACCTGTAAGCAATACAGCATTTCTTACTTGGTCAATAGCAACAGATTGACTATAAGAATTCATAGCCTCCTCATGAGCTTCTAGTGTGCCATCTCCAACTACTCCACTACCTGACAACTTAGCAGAAAGACCAAAAGTGACTGTATCACCCTTATCTTTCTTTAATTGGTCTTTAAGTTCTGCGACAACATTGTCGCCCTTTCCCATCAATTTATTTTTTGTAAAGTACATTCCGTCAATAACGTCGGCATATAACTCTTTTTGCCATAACTCTTGACGTAATGCTGCGATTGATACTGTAGATGCCATGTGAAACTCCTTTATTTATATATTAACTTAATTGACTTAATATACGGTCTTTAGTTTCTGGCGACAGCTTATTCCATTTATCTTGTGGAAGTTTCGCTGCGAGTTCAGGTGTTAGGTCAGCTTCACTAACTATCCTTGAACCAGAACTTGATACCGTAGCACTACTAATTTTCTTCTTAGAGTTTTTAATAACTCTATCAACCTTATTTTTTGCATCATTATCTACTGTCTTAGATATTTCATTGAATTTCGGGTGAAACTTGGCGACTTGTATGATAGTGTTTACCAAGCCAGTTTCGTCAACATTATCTCCATAAGCTGAGTCTATAGCAGAACGATATACACCGTTCTCCCTATCCTGTTGGTAAAGTTCATTGGCAAGTTTAGCCATCTCTATAAAGTTCTCATGCTGTGCCGAACCTATCTGTTCAGCGTACTTATTCTTTTGTTGTATTTTAGCAAATGTAGCTTGTTGCTTGGCATCAACATCAGCCTGTCTTGGTTCTTCAATTTGTTTCTGTTCATTGATAACTGCCTGTAACATATCAATGGTTGGTTCGATGTCCTTATTTGCCAGTAGTTCGGCAATCTTGTCCAGCTTGTCTTTACTATTAGCACCCTTAAGTGCCTCATCATATTTAGCTTTTAAATCATCATACTCTTTTGAAATCTCTTGTCTTTTTCTCCTATCAGCCTTACTTTTAAAGTATAAGGCTTTTTGGTTAGGAGTATAAGTCTCATGGAACTTCTTCTCATCTTTCTCAAATACCTCATCTATCTTATCAAAACTATCAGGGTCTTTATCTACCTCATCTTCCTTCGCAACCTCTTTAACTTCTTTCTTTTCTTCCTTCACCTCTTTTTTTAAATCTTCTGTAATAATACCAAGTTCTTTCGCCATCTCAACTTCTTCGGGAACTAATCCTGATATATCATAATTGTTTTCTTCAACTATAGGGTCATCGAGTATCTCTACTTTTTGCTCGTTACTACTTTCTTCTTGGATGTTTTCTTCTTTGGTTTCTTCGCTGATGTCAACGATAGTTTCTTCTGGCATTGTTCTTTCTCCTTCTGAGATTGTACTTTGGTTTCTATTGTTTGTATATAATCAGTAGCCATACTAACTATTTTATAGATACTGTCATATTCAGATAGATTAAAAAACTCTCTTAGATATGCACAACTTGAGTTATACACGTCTATACTGTCGTAATTAGGCATAATGCTCCTATTGTTGTTGTACATCAACTGGTGCAGCAGACTGTGCTTGTACCTGTGCTGCGAGTTGTTGTAGTATATTAGTCTTTTGAGCCTCAGGTATTAATGAAAGCTCAATCAATGATTGAGGTGGTATCGGAACACCTTGTTGTGCAAGTTCTTTAAGGTCGGTAAAGTTAGCCAACCTTATCGTATCAGCGTAAGCACCTTCACCTATCGCTACATCATACTTATTTATTTCCTTGTCTGTAAGGACACTATTAACAGTCTGTATAGCAGTATCAAAATCAACCATTGTTTCTAGCTGACCGTTCTCATGCAACGGGTCTTTAGGATTTTGAGATGGATGCTGTAACATTACCGACTGTTCTAATTCAGTTATTGTATCCTCCTTACCTTCGGATAATTTTTTTAAGCCACGTTCTAATACTACGTTGACAGGTACGGTAAAATTGTCAGCGATAAAAGCATCGCCAAGAACTCTCATTGCACTCTCGACTGTAAATAACTCGGATAACTGAGATAGAATAAAACGACCAATTAACCGTTTTGTCTCTGCAAAGTTATCTAACATTTCTTGTATCATTACAAGTCCTTGACGTTGCTTAAGGAGGATAGCTCTACCAGATTGTGATTGTGAATCGTTAGCTAGAAGGTCGGGATTGACACCACTAGCTTCTTTTAAATCTTGTGAGTTCTCTGCGGCTAACTGTGCATGACCTTGTGATAAAGGCATAGGTGATATACGACCAACATTAGGTGTACCCTTTTTCCTCTGAACTACGAAGCCAGGTGAGGAACCGAACTTCTTAAGGTTCGCTAATTCTTTTTCATCTAACTGTCCTTTTTCGATATCAAAACCAGAATTAGCTGATGCGTTAAGATGTCTTAACTCTTGAGTCCGTCTCTTATTAAATTCTAGGTTAAGGTCTTTAATACCTCGAACTAACCCTTGTATCTTCAATTCATATTTATCGACATCTTCTGTGAGTAAATCAGCAAAGAATGGTATGAGAGGAAATCCTTTCCATCGTGGATAAGTCCATGACTCTCCGTTATATAATAACTTATAACCACAAACTTGTGCGAGCATAATGACTGGAACTTTTCTTTCAAATGTACTTCCTTCAATTTTGAGAGAGTATTCGTCGGCTTCGGCTTGTGTATCGAACTGTTCCAAGATTGCCTTTTCTGTATTGAAAGCATAATATTTATTTTTCCAATCTCTATAATAATAGTCTATAAGGTCATATAACTCTTCTGTCTCACCGACCTTATTATCGCTACCTTCATTCAAGGAAGGGTAAGTATCATCTCGAGTTACCTCGGAGGTTACTGTTGATAAAGAACCGTCTTTAGTTTCTAATTTACCACTAGCTATATCCTTAATATCTTTTTCTTTCTTCGGGAATAAACTTATAAGTTCTTCTTTATTAAGACCAGTTGTAATCTTACCGAAATACTTACAATCTGACATATCATACTCTTGAAAGTTTGGGTCGAAGAATACATTGTTGTAACTAATCTTCTTCCACTTTAAATCACCGTTTATAAGGTCGTATGAATAGTCTATATAAGGTTCAACGAAGCACATTCCACCGATAACACCTGACTTGAATACTTCTGATTGTTTAGTTTCAACACGAGAGTTCTTTGATACGGACTTTAATAGGCGAGTTACTATTTCTGCTGTAATAACATCTTCTCCACCTTCGGGGTATGCTTTGAAGTCGCTACGAGATTGACGTTCAATACCAGTGATAAGACGGATAATAGGTTTAATCTTGTTTATAGTTAATGCCTTAACTCCAACCTTCTCAAGTTTTATTACATCTGCATTATCCCACTGCTCGCCCTGTGAGAACTTGAAGTCGTCCTTGTTTGCATCTTTAAT